TAGTTGTTTGTCAAGACATAGTACCCATCAATGTAGGCACCGTCATCATCAGTCCAACCATAACCAATCACCCGCTCACACTGACCATCAATTAGGAAGCATTTATCTGTGTGTAGGTAAGAGTGATAGCGGGCGTCCAGTGAAATCATTAGCGTTCCTCAAATTCAAGTTTGCGAACTTTGCGTTTGCGTCGTTCCTCTTGGTATTTTAGGTCAGCATCTGACAATATTGGACCTTTCTTTATAATGTTGTTAGAATTCAGCAGAACCACCTGGGAAAGGTCTACTGCTGTAATCTTATCACCTGTGATCTCTGCCATATTAGGGCATCCACAGGTACGTGTTTTGGTAGGGTGACCCTCTACCTCTCTGCCGCAAGCACGGCATCTTACAGAAATCATTTTGATGCATTTAACCTCTAGAAGTTAAGTGGGCGATACTGGATTCGAACCAGTGACTGCTTGCTTGTAAGGCAAGAACTCTACCGCTGAGTTAATCGCCCGAGTGTTTGAAATGTTCCAACTTGATCCAATTGAGAAGTGCATAGATTTCAGAGGATGAATACTTTGGCGTACCTAAGTAATACTCTAAAGTTGCAGCATCAGCAGAATATGCTTCAAGTGCTGCTATAACAATTTCTCTATCTTTTTGTGAGATTAAAGACATAATCCAATTAGTAAGTTGGAATGTCGGTAAGAGGACTTGAACCTCCACGGCATAAAGCCACTGGAACCTAAACCCAGCGCGTCTACCAATTCCGCCATACCGACTGGCGCTTCAGGTTGGATTCGAACCAACGACCGACCGCTTAGAAGGCGGTTGCTCTGTTCCACTGAGCTACTGAAGCATGAGACAATCATACCAGAACTGGTCAGATTGTCTACGGGGCATACGGGACTTGAACCCGTGATCTCCGCCGTGACAGGGCGGCGTCATAACCACTAGACCAATGCCCCAAGGTGGGCAGGGAGGGATTTGAACCCCCGTAGGCAGAGCCAGCGGATTTACAGTCCGCCTCCATTAACCACTCGGACACCTACCCAACTACCCGCAAATTAAACGACATCGTTTTTCTAACTACATCGCTATTGTGTGGTGTTACTCCATGTAAGATGTGAGATGGAAAAATAATGAAATCTCCCTCACTCACATCAACATGGAATTTGCTAGACATTCCTAGCAGTCGGTTTACGTTAGCAGAAGCATTGCAATAATTTCTATCATAGAAATAGAACTTAGCAAAGTCATGACCAGAATTCAAAAAGAATACCCCAGAAAAATCACTGAGAATGTGGTCATGAACTTCCTGATGATACCCAATTTTATATGAGTTCATCCACATGTTGTGGATATCACATCTGAAATTAGATTTGATAGCACTAGAAAAACGTTCTAGGTTTGGACCCATGAACTTCATGTACTTTCTCGGATCTAATTTAGTTGTAATCACCTTACAATCTTCTGCCCATGCTAACTTATCATCATGTAAGACTTCTTGTTCTAGTTCAGAGATAAATTGCTTGCAGTTTAAAGATTTTATCTTAAAAAAGAAACTACTCTGGAACAAGTAATCAATCATAACTCAAGTAAACTGACGCATACCAGTACCAGACATCCAACCACCAGGACCTTCATGAAAGTTCTCTGATCCTCCACCCAATTCGGGGATAGGATTTAACTGGATTGTAGTCTTGCCGTTACTAGTAGCAATATTATACATCACTTCGTGGATGTTTGCAACCTCTTTGATTGGAGGTTGATCTTCTGAATGTGGAATGAGGATTTTCTCTTTTTCTAACTTCATACGTGCTTCTCGCAGAGAAAGTTGCTTCTCACTGAGGGTAGCAGGACCAAACCAAGGATCGTCCTCAAGATATGCTGGGGCAGGGACACCAACAAATGGTTTCATTTTGATAAATTTTTTAATTGCGTTAACGATCATGCCCAGGTTAGTTTTTTAACATAGTCATAAGCATACAGTTCCCTGTTGCCTTTGATGCCCCATCCTAACCAATAATAGGCAGGAACCATGTACTGATGGACAGTTTTTCCATTGCCCTCAAATTCAGGCAGGTAGCGTTGGAAGACACTTTCGTTAATCATGTAACGAGTTTGACCTTCCAGACTGCTTGGGTCACATCCATATTTAGTACAGAATCTACCGAGATTAGCATAGCGATTTATGCTTGTCCACTGAATAAGACCATAACCCCCGACACGGCAATCGCTGTAAGAAACTCGAGCCCCTCCCTCGCATATGTTGGGAATGAACTTGCTTTCCTGTTTAATGTTACCCATGATTGTCGCAAGAGCATTACGATCTGTGATTCGGGTGTGTTCTTGGAGTTCTGATAAGACATACTGTTCTTCTGGTGTGCAATCTTCACACTTCCAAGTTTTTTCTACTACCTCAATGGGGACTGCCTTCTCTACGTTGACCGCTACATCAACAGCAGGAGGGTTCTTGACCTCGCTGATGCTAGGGTAAGCACAAGCAGCAGGAATAGAAGTCGCCAGAGCGATAGGAAGTAAACGTTTAATCATTAAATTAATTGAATTCGTCATCCGTCTCAAGGGTTAGATCCTTCACACGGCTCAAAATAATCCTTACGGTAGTAGCGACCGAGGATGTTGCTATTATAGAAGGCAGGGGTGCCATCCGTCAAGCTCTCGGTCAGGACATCATGAAGGAACAACTGGCGTGTCTCTTCGTAGTTGGTTTTACCAGGGGTGGGGTGGAGTGAGAGGATTTCTCTCCTAAAAGCTCCACGTCCGAATCGTTTAATATCGTCTTTAAGCTCTGGACAACTTCCATAGTAGATTTTCCAGTTACTTTCACTTGTAACTCGCCTTGGTTTTTTACCGTCCACCTTAGTTCTAGGCTTTCGTTTTTGCCAGAAGTATTTTCGACCGATGTACTGTCTGCCGTTTTTGTTATTAATGATACGGTAGACAAAACCGTACATACCGTCAATATCCTCAGATAGAAAAGGGGATCCTTTATAAAACCAGGGGTTTTCATAGTCGCATTCCACTTGATCATGATGTTACTCCTCAGTATTTAGGTCACATCCAGCATCGATCAGAGAGTCTGCAGCGATCTTCAGAGCGTCCTTAGACACGTCCATGGTGGTGCAATTACGCTCTAGGTTATAACACGCCAGAGCAGTGGTTCCTGACCCACAGAAGGGGTCTAGAACGTGCCCACCAGGAGGACATGAAGTCCTCACAATACGCTCAAGCAACTTGACTGGTTTCTGTGTTGGATACTTACGCTTGTTCTTCTCGGAACGAGAGATGAAGTGAATATCATCCCAGAAATTCTGAATAGGAGACCCCTTAGATTCAGACTTATAGATCTTCTTGTACGGGAGATTTGCACCCCAATGAATTAGATTCTGTTTGTGCAGTTCTTGAGTCTTTTCAAGGGTAAATCTCCACCCATACTGAGGTGTGTATCCATTGTATTCATATTTGTGACCGATGCGAGACTTCTCACCAGTTAGTTTGCCCAGTGCATAGAATCCTTTCTCATCTTTGTTCTTGAAAGAGTTCTTCGCATAGGTCTCATCCAATGGTGCATACTCAACATCAAAGTATGGATCACCTTTCCTGAATACCAGGATAGAATCCACAATATTACCCCATCCTTTACGGATGTTGTTCTTGGGACCAGAGCGTTTCCACGAGATGTTTGTATAGAACTTAGAACGAACGTCTTTAGTAAGGTCTCCTAGCACCAAAGCATTGGAATCAAAGTTGTTATGAGCATACAACCAACCATTAGGTTTGAGTGCAGTAAAACAATCTTGAATAACAGATGCATACCACTCGATATAGGCGTCAGTAGACTCCCACTTATCATCGAATGCTACTTTCTTGTCTTCTTCAAACATGAAGAACTCTCTGTCCAATCCAAAAGGAGGATCGATGTATACAAGATCATACTCATCATCATAGTTGGAGAGGTTTTCAACCCTCTCTCGCAAAATTTTAATCATTAGTCGTTAATCCCACGGGTCAGGTATTTGAAGCGCATTGCTTGGAGGAACCATGCGTCGGTCAGACACTTTGGTCCCTCCATTATGATCTTCGCTTGTTTGTCGGTCACGCTCGGGTCTTGGAGGGCTCTTACCTTCCAACCAGGCAAAGAATCTTTCGTCATAACTGGAAACCAGCGAACGTATCTTTCTTAACATCTTGTTTAATGCTCCCGATTAGATAGGACTCGACCTCAGTTTCCTGAGGAGCAACCTGCATACCCTTAGAGGATAACCAGTGCTCAGTCCAAGGCAGAGGGTTGTTTGTGATAGGGGTATCGAAGATCGCTTTGAGACCGATTGATCTCAGACGACGATTAGCAGTCCACTCAACGTACTTAGCAAGTAGTTTATCATTAAGACCGATGATAGAACCATCTTTGAACAGATATTCTGCCCAAGATTTTTCTTCTTCAACACACTGATTGAACATCGCGTAGACATTCTCCTCCTCTTCCTTAGCAATCTCAAGCATTTCAGGGTCATCCCCTGCTGCCCACTTGTTCAGGATGTTTTGAGTGATGGTCATGTGTTGCGACTCGTCTCGTGCGATGAGTCCGATGATTTTAGCAGATCCTTCCAGGAGTTTAAGTTCGCCAAAGGCGAAAGAACATGCAAACGAGACGTAGAATCTAATGCCTTCAAGAATGTAGACATTAGCAACCGCTCTGTAGAGTTTTCTCTTAAGGTCATGGAGTTCGTCTTGTGCTAGAGGTACGCCATCAAGTTGGTGTTCCCACATTCTACCAGCACCCCACTCTTGTGCTGCTCGTAGGAACTCATCATACGCATGAGTAACAGATTGTGCCCTTGAAAGAATCTTTTCGTCGTCTAGAATGTGATCAAAGACATCAGAGGGATCAGCATACACGTTCTTAATGATGTGGGTATAAGAGCGACTATGGACCATCTCCATGGTCTGCCAGATGTTCATAGCACCTTCTAGTTCAGGTAGTGAACAGTAAGGCATAAAAGCCATCCCAGGACCACGCCCTTGTACAGAATCCAGGAGGATTTGGTACTTAAGGTTACTAGTGAAGATGTGCTTTTGTGCTGCATTAAGTGTCTGATAGTCGGCACGATCCTTTTGCAATGATACTTCTTCTGGACGCCAGAAATAACCAAGTTGTTGCTGCGTCAATTTATCGAACACAGGATACTTAAACTTATCATAGCGTTGGACCCCAAGAGGGGGTCCAAAGAACATCTTTTGTTTTGTACTGTCCAACTGAGTAGTGTTGAACACCGTCATACCGTCTACTTTACTACGCATAGGTTCCCCGTTCGTTCTAAATTTTGCAGCTGTCACAATCTTCCTCCTCGGTATCTAAAATCTGTGTTAACAAGTCTTCTATTGATTCCTTTTTCTCCTCTGTTAGTTCTGGTTCATCTCCTTTTTGATCATATGTATTCTGATAATAAGAAGTCTTCCATCCATACTTGTATGTCTTCAGGAAGTCACCAGCCATAACAGAAACGGGCACCTCATTGTTATCATAGTTCTCTGGATTGTAACTCCAGTTGCCTGAAATTGCCTGGTCAAAGAACTTCTGCATAGCAGCGACAACTTTGATATAACCATCGTTGTCTTTCATGTCCCAGAGAAGAGTGTAGTTATTCTTGAGACTACCATACTGAGGAACGATCTGTTTGAGCGGTCCCTTTTTGCTCTTTTTAGTGGACAAAAAGGCTCTAGGTGGCTCGATTCCATTTGTTGCGTTTGACACAACGGAACTGCTCTCTGATGGCATCTGAGCAGACAGTGTTGAATGTCGTAATCCTCGTGATTGAATTTCGGTTCGTAGAGTCTCCCAATCATGATTCAGTTCAGTCCCACAGAACTCATCAATGTCTCGCTTGTACGTGTCGATTGGGAGGATACCATCAGAGTATTTTGTACGCTCAAAGTATTCACATGCACCTTTTTCCTGAGCGATTTTATTGCTTGACTTGAGTAGATAGTATTGGAAAGATTCAGACAAGTCATGGACGAGTTTCCATGCGTTTGGATCATCGTAGTTTACTCCTTGTTTTGCTAAGTAGTGTGCTAGACCGATATAACCAATACCGAGAGAACGGCGAGCAAGCGTACTAATACGTGCTGCTTCCACGGGATAATCTTGATAATCAATCAGTTCTTCAAGACCCCTAACAGAAAGATCACACAGTTCTTCCATCTCATCTAGGTTGCGAATCTTACCTACGTTTACTGCAGACAAGATACACAGAGCAATCTCACCTTCTCCATCAATATGCTGAAGAGGAGTAGTAGGAAGTGTGATTTCCTGACAGAGATTGGACATGTTCACCTTATCTTTGAACGAAGAATGTTCGTTGCAATGATCGATGTTCATGATATAGATGCGACCAGTCTCTGCTCTCTCCTTCAGAAGATCGAGAAGAAGTTCTTGAGCACCAATAGTTTTCTTTGGAATGCTTCCATCAGATTCATAACGCTTATAGAGATCATCAAAGTCAGGAGTCCCAAAAGAATCGTAAAGACCTGGGGCATCGTGAGGTGAGAATAGAGTGATGTCTCCATTTGTAATGAATCGCTCATAGAAGAGCTTGGAGATTTGGATTGAGTAGTCAAGTTTTCTTACGCGATTATCTTCTGTACCTTTATTGTTCTTCAGGACAATGATGTCTTCGATTTCTTGGTGCCAGATTGGGAAGTGGACAGTCGCGCTTCCGCCTCGAATGCCATTTTGAGTGCAGCATCGGACAGTGCTCTCAAACTTTTTGAGGAATGGAACAACACCT